AAATGGAGAGACAATTATGTCATCACAAATAACTACAGCTTTTGTACAGCAGTATTCTGCTAACATACAAATGCTATCTCAACAAATGGGATCGTTATTAAGAGACAAAGTCAGACTTGAAAGTGTTGTAGGAAAAAATGCTTTCTTCGATCAGGTTGGCTCAGTAACTGCAGTTGTAAAAACTAGCAGACATTCAGACACTCCGCAAATCGATACACCCCACGCTAGACGTAGAGTATCACTTGCAGATTATGAATTTGCTGATTTAATCGATCAACAAGACAAAGTAAGACTCTTAATAGACCCAACTTCATCTTATGCTCAAGCCGCTGCTATGGCAATGGGAAGAGCTATGGATGATGTAGTAATCAGTGCCGCTTTAGGAACTGCATTTACTGGCGAAACAGGATCAACATCAACTGCTTTACCTTCAGCTCAGAAAATTACTGAGTCAGGTACTGATGGTTTAACAATTGCAAAATTAAGAACTGCAAAAGAAAAGTTCGATTTAGCAAGTGTAGATCCGTCTATCGCTAGATACATTGTAGTAGCACCTAGACAAATCACTGATCTATTAGGTACAACTGAAGTAACAAGTTCAGACTTCAACACAGTCAAAGCATTGGCTAATGGTGAAATCAGCTCGTTCTTAGGTTTTAACTTTATAGTATCAAACAGACTATCTATCGCATCTTCTAAAAGATCATGTATTGCTTTCGCACAAGACGGCATTGCATTGGGAGTTGGTAAAGATGTTAATGCAAGAATAGACGAAAGAGCAGACAAATCGTATGCGACTCAAGTTTACTACTGCATGAGCATTGGAGCAACAAGAATGGAAGAAGAAAAAGTGGTAGAAGTTCAAGCACACGAAGCATAATAGGAAGGATAAATAATTATGGCAAACTCAATACAACAAGCAAAGATTGCTTCAACTCCTTCTGAAAAAGTAAAAACTAACGAACTCGCAGGTAGAGTTAGAATAGCTTTTGCTGAATATGAAGCGAGTGCAGAACAATCAACAATACATATGTTTAGCATACCAAATGGTGCGAGACTTTTATCAGGAACAGTAGCATACGATGCCTTAGGTTCGTCTACTACAATTTCTGTAGGTTACGCAGCACACAACAAAGCAGATGATACAGCTGAGTCAGCAGACGTAGATCAATACAAAGCTGCAGCAGCATCAACATCAGCAGAAAGCGTTGCTGTGTTAGACACAATCGCATTAGACAAAAATGCAGTAACAGATGCCGACAAAGATGGTGTTCCAGTTACAGTTACATTAGCAGGTGCTAATGGTACTGGCACTATTCAGTTACAAATGTTATACGCAATTGACTAATAATTAAATTAGGTGGGGGAGAAATCCCCCATCTTTCTTTCATGACAAGAGCAAGATTTGATCCTAGACTCATAAACATTTACAAAGATCCTAGACTTTTGTTGCATTTTGAATGGGGAACAGATAATAAGATTTATAGATATGCTTTAGTTGAAAAAATTGATATAGGTAATATCAACGAATTAACTAAAAAAAAGAAAGATGAAGTTGATCTTTCTCATAAAGAAATTTGGAAAAAGTATGGCATCAGTAGTAGATATTTGTAACGGAGCATTAAATCAATTAGGAGCAACTACTATTCTATCACTTACAGAAGATTCAAAGAACGCAAGATTGTGTAACGCAAGATACACACAAGTTAGAGATTCATTATTTAGATCACATCCTTGGAACTGTTTACAGAAGAGAGTAGAACTAGCAGTAGATACAGATAAACCTGCCTGGGGTTTTTCAAATCAATATACATTACCTGCAGACTGTTTAAGATTATTAAGAATATTAGATTATGATTTAGATCACAAAGTAGAAGGTAGAAAAATTTTAAGTAATGCTTCTTCTATGAAAATTTTATATATCGCAAGAATTACAGATCCTAATGAATACGATGAACTATTAAGAGAAACTTTATCTGCAGCATTAGGAGCAGATATTGCTTATGGAGTTACATCATCTAATCCTGTAACTCAAAATATGTACCAACTGTTTCAAGATAAATTAAGGGATGCTAGGTTTGTAGATGCAACTGAAGGTCAAAACAATTCACCTGATCTTGGAATGACAGACGCAATAGAAGCTAGTACCTTTATAAACTCAAGGTATTAAACTATGGCACGAGTTGCTGCACAGCTTACAAACTTTACAGGTGGAGAGTTATCACCAAGATTAGATGGTAGGAACGATCTAACTAAATATTCTTCAGGATGTAAAACATTAGAAAACTTTATTGTCTATCCACATGGTGCGGCAGCTAGAAGATCAGGTACAACTTTTGTAGCTGAAGTAGCTAGTAGTGCTAACAAAACAAGACTTATACCCTTTGAATTTTCTACAACGCAAACGTATATGCTTGAGTTTTCTAATCTTAAAATAAGAGTTTATAAAGATGATGGTGCTGTTTTAGAAGGCGATAAAACTATATCTGCTATTACTAAAGCTAATCCTGCTGTAGTAACTGCTAACTCACATGATTATACAAATGGTGATGAAGTTGTTATTACTGGTGTGGGTGGTATGACAGAAGTTAATGGTAAAAGATTTTTAGTTGCAGATAAAACAACTAATACATTTGAACTACAAGATAAAGATGGTGTTGATATAAACAGTTCTTCATTTACAACTTATACTTCTGGTGGTGTATCTAATAAAGTTTTTGAAATCACAACACCTTACACAACTGCACAACTCTTTGATCTTAAATTTGCACAGAGTGCTGATGTTATGTACATTACACATCCTGAACATGAAGTAGAAAAATTATCTCGTACTGGTCATACCTCTTGGACTTTAACTGATGTTGATTTTACTAAAGGACCAATGCAAGATGCTAACACAACCACAACAACTTTAAATCCTGGTCAATCCGCAGTAGGCACAGGTATAGCTTTAGTTGCTTCTGCAGTTACAGGTATTAATAGTGGTTCAGGTTTTCTTTCTACAGATGTTGGTAGGTTTGTTTTTTTAAGTGGAGGTTATGCAAAGATAACTGGTGTAACTGATACAACAAATGCAACAATAGAAATTTTAGTAGCTTTATCAGGTGCGAGTGCTACAGCAGATTGGAGACTAGGAGCTTTCTCAGATACCACAGGACATCCCTCTTGTGTTACTTTCTTTGAACAAAGATTAGTATTTGCAGGTACAACTAATCAACCACAGACAATATTTTTTTCAAAGTCAGGAGATTACGAAAACATGGATGCAAACATTGGTGGTACAGTAGCCGATGACGATGCAATTATTTATACTATAGCTTCTAACCAAGTTAATGCTATTAGGTTTATGACAGCTACAAGAACTTTAATTATTGGTACAGCAGGTGGTGAGTTTACAGTATCAGGAGGTGGAACAGATAGTGCTATTACTCCAACAAATATATTAATTAAAAAACAATCTAATCATGGTGCAGCTAATGTTGATGCTATTGCTGTAGGTAATGCTACATTGTTTTTACAAAGAGCTAAAAGAAAAGTTAGAGAGTTAGCTTATAACTTTGATGTTGATGGTTACATTGCACCTGACATGACAATACTTGCAGAACATATTACTGAAAGCGGACTAACACAATTAACTTATCAACAAGAACCTAATCAAATTGTTTGGGGAGTAAGAGATGATGGTGAGCTTATAGGTTTAACCTATCAAAGAGAACAGCAAGTTACAGCATGGCATAGACATATTTTTGGTGGTCGATTTGGTAATGCTACAATTACAGTTACTGATTTTGCAAACATAGCTGATAGCACACGAATAGTTTTAACAAAAGCAGATGGTACAACGACAACCTTTACATCTGCTACATCTGCTACATCAGGTAAGTTTCATACTACATCTAGTAACAACCAAACAGCAACCAATTTACAAACCTTAATAAATGCTGATTCTAATTTTACAGCAACAGTTAGTAGCAATGTTGTTACCATTACAGAGACATCACCATTGTCTACAGGATTTTTAACTATTACATCTTTAGATGATGATGTTAGATTAGCAAAAACTGATGAGGGTAAAGCAGTTTGTGAAAGCATCTCAGTTATACCTACAGATGATTCTGAATATCAAACGTGGGTTATTGTTAAAAGAACAATCAATGGTGCTACAAGAAGATTTGTAGAATTTATTAATAACTTTGATTTTACAGAAACAGATAATACCACATTTAATTTTTTAGATAGTGCTTTAGCTTATAGTGGTTCTGCAGTTACAACCATCTCAGGTTTAGATCATCTTGAAGGACAAACAGTTAGTATATTAGCTAATGGTGCAACGCATCCTGATAAAACAGTAGCAAGTGGTTCGATTACATTAGATCGTGCATCAACTAATGTTAAAGTTGGTCTAGCTTACAAATCAATATTACAAACAATGAGACTAGATGCTGGTTCTCAGAATGGAACATCACAAGGTAAGACAAAAAGAATATATGAAATTACAATTAGATTATTTGAATCTATTGGTGTTGAGGTTGGTGAATCCCTTACTAACATGGAAAGAATACCATTTAGAACATCATCTGATCCTATGGATGAAGGTATACCTGTGTTTACTGGGG